TAAATAAAGGTTATGAGTTATATTTTACACCACTTAGCAAGACTTGAGATGATGATGGCAGAAGAGAGAGGTGAAGACCTGTCCTACGAAAAGGCATTAAAGTTAGTAGATAAATCAAAAAATAAAAAATAATATGAGAGGTAGACCATCAGAAAATATAGTTCGTAAAACTAAATATACTTTAGAATTTTTAGAATACCCAACAAAACCTGAATTAGGAGGTAGATCTGTTTGGCATTTTGATGATAAAAAATCTAAAAATGGCGCTTATAAAGTAGAACAATTTCCACCTAAGGGAGAACGAACAGAAAAAATTAAAATTGAAAAAGGTAAGGCATATGGAAAAATGCCTGTTGTTATGGCTTTTAAAACATCAAATCGTTCTAATGCTAAAACTAAAATAAAAGTATGGAAAAACGAGAATATTGATTATATTTTAACAGCTAAAAAACTACCAGGTGTTCCTGAAAAAGCAGAAATATTAGATATTGGTGTAGGTTCATCATTTATTGAGGAATATAGTAAAAAATATAATCTAGCTTAATTTTCACATATTTATAACAAAATATAAAAATATGGATAATTTTGATCTTAAAAAGTTTGTTAGCGAAAAAACGTTATTAAACGAAAATGCACCTGGATTCTATGATAGAAAAGCAGGTGAACCATTACCAACATTAGAAAGTGTACAAGCTGCTTATGAAGCTAAAAAAGCTGAGGAAGAAGTAGATAAAAAAGATGTTGAGAAAAAAGTAGAAAAAGTACTAAAAGATGAAGGTGGAGCAGCAGGAAAAGATCCATTTGAAGATTTAGCAGATGAATTAGGTATATCAAAGCTAAAAATGATGAAAATCATTGATGCAATGTCTAAAGTTAAAAAACACAAAGATGGAGATTATATATTAACTCCAATTACTGAAGGTGTTATTAATGAAGGTAAAAAATCTGAATTAGATAAAAAATTAGCTGAAATAGATAAAGCAGGTAGAATTACTACTTTAGAAGCTAAAATTGCAGCTATTGACGAAGCTATTGAAGCTAAGAATACTAGAATTAATATGGTTCAAGAAGATGAAAATCTATCAGAATTAATAGATAAGAAAAGAGTTAAAGAAATGCAAAAAGAAATTAAACTCTTAGAAAAATCTAAAAAACTATATGAAAAGCAATTAGACAAAGCTAACGGTAAGAAAAAAGTTAAGAAAGAAATTGTAGATGAATACGGTACAGATACAATGGATGAAAGAGAATATAAATACTAAAATAATATGGCAACAAGAGCACTTATAGGATATTTAGATGATGGTGGAGTATTAACTACTACTTATAATCACTATGATGGTTACCCTGATCATTTAGGAAAAATATTAGATACATACTATAGTAGAAATAAAAGAGCTAGAGATGTAGCAAATAAAGGATATATTTCATATTTTGAAGATGATGGTGATATAGTATCTAATAACAAAAGGAATCCTGATAAAATAGAACTTGGTAGAGATCTAGGAACTGGAGATCAATTAGATTGGGAAGATGCGTTACTTGAAATGGCTAAACACATTGATGATTATGGTGCCGATTATGCTTATATTTGGTATGAAGAAGATGGTGATTGGTCTGTAATAAAAAATACAGGAATTAGAAGTATGGTAGATCAATTAGCTGATAAATTAGCATCTGCAGCTACAATGTATGGTCCTGTTGATGAAGATCGAAAAGTATTTGATTATAATAAATTAACTCGCAAACAAATTGAAGATTTAGAAGATTTAAAATTAAAAAAATCAAAAAAAGAAAATATGGATTACAAACTAGATCCTTATGATGATAAAGAGGAAGTTGAAGGAATGATAATAAAATTAGTTGTGGGTAAAAGGGGTGTATCTAAAGATATAGCTAAATCATTTATCGATACCCACTATGAAGATATTATAAAAATGTCTGATACTGATGATATACTTGATGAATTTGATGAATTCTTTTCAGTTAATTATGAGACAGGAGCTGATTATATGGATGAAGCAATTTTCACCGCAAATGAAATGGGTGATAAAGCTGTTGAAGATGAGTCAGCATCAGGAGCATTTGAAGAAGCAGTAAATTGGAGAGGTGAAACTCTTAAAGAACAATTTAAAAGATTATCAAAATAAAAATAATTATGAACCACGCATTGTTCATAGATGCGTGAGTTTCTCAACTTAGTGTGGCTATGCGAATTTAAATTCGTATATTGCATAAATACATTTTGGAAAAAATGTTAAAGGATGCCACACGAAAAGTGGCATTCGCTACGTTTTTCCAAAAAGTATAAAAGTATATATGGGACGGTCCCATATATTTATTTGTTTAATTAAAATCAAAAAAATGAAAAGAATGATTTTATGTTTAACTTTAGGGCTAGGTTTAGCTTTTGGAGTGAACGCACAGGAGAAAGGTGACTGGTACATTGGTACAGGTGACATTTCTAGCAAAGCATGGACTGAGTGGTCCGTAAATCCAACAGTTGGATATGGAGTAACTGATAACCTTATGATAGGTGTTAACATTTCTCAAGCTGATTCAACTGCTGATCAAGTTATTGACGCACATGCAAGATACTTCGTAAGAGGTTACTTTGTATATGCATCAGCACCAAACTTAGATACAGATATGCTAAGTATAGGTCTTGGTAAAATGTTTACAGTACACAAAGGAGTCTTTGTAGATCCTAAAGTTGTTTACAACACAGGTGAGAAAACGACTAATTTACAATTAGGCGTAGGTCTTAAATTTTAAACTAATTATTAACCAAAAACTAAAAAAATGGAAAAGGTATTTTCGTATTTGAATGGATTTTTAGGTGGATTAGGGTCATTATTCTTGGCTTTAGTTCCTGTAACAATCCTTTGGTTCATCTTAACAGGTGGATCAGTTTTCGGGATGGATGTAGTAGCTAATATTACTGCTCTTGTAAGTGCACTAGGTAATGGTGGATTTGTAGGATTAGTAGTACTAGTAATTCTTGCATCTTTTTTCGTAGGAAACAAAAAATAAGTTTAAAATAACATATTTTGGGAAAGGGCGCTATTAAGCGCCTTTTCTTTTTCTATGGAAGTATTTGGCTACCTGAAATATCTTTCGTATATTTACCCTGTAAATAATGATAAAAAATAAAGGTTATGATAAGAAAGAAAATTGAGCAAGAGTTCGATATTATTGATTTAACAGGTTCAGATGGTAATGCTTTTTACTTACTAGGTAGAGCAAAAAGTTATGCTAAAAGATTAGGTTTAGATGAAAGTAAAATATTAAATGAAATGATGGAAGGAGATTATGAACATCTAGTAGAAACATTTGATAAGTATTTTGGTGCATTTGTAATTTTAGAAAGATAAATATATGAAAGAATTAAAAGAATTTGTAGAACAAATGAGGGATACCTCAAGTAGTTTAGAAAAAGTAGAAATACTAAAGCAACAATCAGAATTTATACAAAAAGTACTTGAGTACACTTACAATCCTTACAAACAATATCATGTTACAAGTAAAACGTGTAAGAAAAATTCTGACAAAGTCAGTTACACTGATTATACTTTGTTTGAGTTGTTAGATAAATTAACTAACAGGGAAGTTACAGGTCATGCTGCAATTGAGTTGGTTAATAGATTTGCCACTAAAAATATTGATTGGGATTTGATTTATGATATCATAGATAAAGATCTTAAAATTAGATGTGGAGCTAAAGTAATTAATAAAGCATTTCCAAATTTAATTCCTGAATTCAATGTAGCGTTAGCCCAAAATTACGAACCTAAATTAGCTTCATTTGGTGAAGACACAGATGAAGTGTGGTATGCTAGTAGAAAATTAGATGGTGTACGTTGTTTAGCAGTTGTAGATGAAATGGGTAAATGTACATTATACTCTAGAATGGGTAAAGAATTTACCACATTAAACAAAATCAAATATGCTATTGAAGCTACAGGTATTATCAATTATGTGTTTGATGGCGAGATATGTTTATTAGACAAAGATGGTAATGAAGATTTTCAAGGTATAATGAAAGAACTTAGACGTAAAGATCATCAAATCGAAAATCCTACGTTTATGATATTTGATATGATTCATAAAACTGAATTTGAAAAAGGTAAATCAACAGGTATACTATCAGATAGGTTACACACATTAAGTACATGGCTAGGTCCTAGATATAAAACTAAAGAAATACTACGTTATTTAAACCAATATGTTATTACAGATGAAAGACATTTTGACATGTGGAAACAAATGGCTAAGGATAAAAATTGGGAAGGATTTATGTTACGTAAGGATGTAGGTTATGAAGGTAAACGTAGTAAAAATTTACTTAAAGTAAAAACGTTTCATGATGCTGAATATAAAGTATTAGATTATGATATTGATGAACATGAAGTAGTTAGATATGGTAGACAAGATACAATACCAATGTTATCACAAGTATGGATTGAACATAAAGGACACAAAGTAAAAGTTGGTAGTGGTTTTAATCAAGAACAACGTTTACAATATGTAGATGGTTCAATTGTAGGTAAAATAATTACTGTTCAGTATTTTGAAGAAACCACCAATGACAAAGGTGGTATTAGTTTAAGATTTCCAACAGTAAAAATAATACACGGAGAAAAAAGAGAATTATAAATTAAAAAAATAAAATCTTTATGAAGTGGGTAAATAATACTAGAAACAAAATTATTTCAATAAAAGAAAATAATAAAAAAGTAAAAAAATCTTTACCTAAATATTATTTAAAATCTAATAAAGGTCATTGCTTATATGAAATAACAATAAATAAAAAATGTTATATTTGTGTCCATAATGGTTCTTTATATCACAGTTTAAAATATCATTTAGAAAGAGCTCTTAGAGATTATTTATTTACTAAAAAAACTAATTTAAAATCATTTCATACTTACATTGGTTTTAATGATTTATATAAAATTAGTAAATTTAGAAAAAATGGTGGTAAAGTTAGACTCCTAGCAGAAAATATAAATTCTAAAGATAAATTAAAAATTGAATCTGATTTTATAAAAGAAGCTTGGGATAAGTATGGAAAAGAAAATGTTTGGAATATAAGAAAATAAATTAAAAGAAAAATATAAAGAAACTCTATGGCTAACATAAAAATACCTCCAAAACCAAGTGGTAGAAGAGCATTACCTTTTTATTGGTGGAGACGATTTAAAACACATAAAAATCTTCCCTATAAAGCATCTTTAATTGATAAAATTAGAAATGGTGATTTTGAGTGTTCTCCTTTTTTCGAACAAGCTAAATGGGAATTACATTGGATGAAAGAAGAACAAGAAGAATTTATTAAAAATTATCATGGTAAAGATTACGAACATGATAACCTATATTCAGATATTGAAATTAGAGCAAGAAAACGCTATAATAAATTGTATGAAGATGGAATGAAAGATGAATTTGATAGAATGGAAAGATTAGTAAATGGTTTAAGCAAATATTTTAAAATTAAAAAGGACGATATTAAAGATATAATGGAAGAATTTGATGGTACTACTGAAGAACTTTTTCTTTCCCTGCAAAGGGGGTTGGCTTCCTGAGATATCTTTCGTATATTTACCCTGTAAATGAGTTACAAACAATCAAATAAAGGTTATATGGATATTAGAGAAAAATTGCAAAAAGGTAATATTGAATTTTATATTAAAGGTATTGTTGATTATCGTGAAGGTGATGATGGTGAATGGGGGGATCATCCAAAAATATTTAGAGTAAGTAAAGATGCAGGTGCAATTCATTCTGGATTTAGAGGAATGAATGTTACTAAATGGGGTCCTACCTGTGTTACATTATATTCATTTGATATGTTAGGTAAAAAAACAATAGGTAAAATAAATTATAAAAATATTATATTAAAATAAAAGTTATGAGTAAATTTGTAAATAATAATGGTAAAGGATTTGGGATGACATTTGATAATGGATTCACAATATCAGTTCAATGGGGTAGAGGGAATTATAGTTCAAATAGAGATTTAGTTGAGGATAATACAATTAAACATTTAGAAGCTGTAAGTGCTGAAGTAGCAGTTATAAATGAAGAAGGTAAGTTTTTAGGAATTAATAAGGATGAAATGGAGGCTGTAATAGGTTGGGTTAGTCCTGATAATGTTGCTAAAATAATGTCAATTGTACAGTCAGCTCAATCATCAGAAGAAATTAAATTAAAAGTTAAATCTTTAAACTTATAATATGAATTTAGGTTACGCGTGTATTAACACAGCATTAAAATCAGGTGGTATTTTTACAAATAGAACTATGCGTAGAAAAACATTTGAATCAAAAGGTTTAGATTATGTATCTGAATTAGCACTTCAAAATGTTAAAGATTTAGAAACACACATTCATTGGAATAATGAACATGGTATTAAATTATTTAGGTTATCATCTCAAATATTTCCTTGGATGGAAGAATACGAATGGTCAGACTTAAAAGATTGGGATGAGATTTCAAGTAGAATGTTAGATATAGGTAAATTAGCTACAGAATCAGGTCAACGTCTTACTATGCATCCTGGTCCTTTTCATTGTTTAGCATCTCCAAATCCTAAAGTTGTAGAAAGAACAGTTAAAGGACTTGATAAACATGCTGAGCAATTTGATATGATGGGTTTTGAACCTAGTAATTATAATAAAATTAACATTCATGTAGGTGGTGCTTATGGGGATAAAAAAGCAGCATTAGAAAGATTTTGTAAAAACTTTGAATTATTAGGTGATAGTACTAAAAAACGACTTGTAATTGAAAATGATGATTCTCCTAATGAATTTTCAGTAAAAGATTTATTTGATGGTATTTATCAAATAATTGGTATTCCAATTACATTTGATTATTTTCATCATAAGTTTAATACTGGAGGTATGACTGAAGAAGAAGCATTAAAAATGGCTGCAATTACTTGGCCTGAGGGAATCACACAATGCTGTCATTACTCAGAAAGTCGTAGAAAAGAAAAATTAGATGAGTCAATACGTCCTCAAGCTCACTCTGATATTATTTATGAAAAAATACAAACATATGGTCTTGAACCAGATATTGTAATTGAGGCAAAATTAAAAGAACAAGCAATTTTTAAAAGAGTAATATAATGGCAAAATTAACAAGAACAGTAAATTACTGTAATTACAGATGGGAAGAATATGTGTTAACAGAAGAAGAATTAGCACTGTGGAAAACAGGTGATGAAGATACTCGAGAAGAAATCATAGATAATGCGGATTGGGATCTAGTAAGAGACAAACCAATTGATGATTATGGTGATGTAGAATTTGTAGAAGAAGACTAATATGATAGAATTTATTAAACACGCACTTGGACTTTGTGGTGAACATTGGCACCCAAATATTTGGACTCTCCTTTTAGGTGGGTTTGGATTACAACAATCATTTTCATACATTAAATATAAAGTAAAAAATTATGGTAAAGACTAGTCACGAACTTCCTATAAGTATGCTTTCTAGAAGTTATGATATTAATGATTATGAATATTGTCTTCCTCATTTATTAGATCAAAATGAAGTTTATAAAAATCATTTTTATAAAGCTAAAGAAGATGGTAGATATATTATAATGGATAATTCACTCCATGAATTAGGTGAAGCATATGATTCTGATAGATTAATGTATTGGATTAATGAATTAGAACCAAATGAATTTGTTGTACCTGATGTTTGGCAAGATAAAACAGCAACATTAGTTAATGCTAAAAGGTGGCAATCTATAAAACTACCAAAAAGTGTAACTAAAGTAGCAGTAGTTCAAGCCCAAAATTATGAAGAGGCATTTGAATGTTATAATATATTAAAAATGCAAGGTTATAAAAAAATAGCATTTAGTTATGGGGCTGAATGGTATGCTGAAGCATTCCCTCATCCTAATCCTTTAGTTGGAAAAATGATGGGTCGTATAATGATGATATCAAGAATGTATAAATCAGGATTGATTGAAAAATCAGATAGAGTTCATTTACTAGGATGTGCATTACCACAAGAATTTGCTTATTATAAAGATTTTCCTTTTATTGAATCAATAGATACATCAAATCCTATTATTCATGGGTTAGAAGGAGTAAAATATAGTACAAATGGGTTATTTACTAAATCATCAACTAAAATTGATACTATTGGTTTAATACCTATGACCCAAGAAATACTATATAATATTAACCACAATTTAACACAATTTAAAAAATTTAAAGAATGCAATTAAAATTAGATTTACAAAAACAAGCAGTACTGTCTCTGTCAGGTGGGATGGATTCAAGTACAGTATTATTACATTTATTAGCAGATGGTTATAACGTAACCGCAGTTAGTTTTGATTATGGTCAAAAACATAGAGTAGAATTAGATCGAGCTCAAGAATTAGTAGATTATATTAATAATATTGAAAATAAAGCAGCAGAAGATGGACAAAAAACTCCATATTATCCTATTAACTATAAAGTAATTAAGTTAGATGGTTTGGTAGATTTATTAAATTCAAACTTAGTTGAAGGTGGAGCTGACGTTCCAGAAGGACATTATGAAGAAGAAAACATGAAAGAAACAGTTGTTCCTAATAGAAATAAAATGTTTTCATCTATTATTCAAGCTGTAGCATTATCTATCGCTAATGAAAAAGATTGTCCTGTAGAAATTGCTATGGGTATTCATGCTGGTGATCATGCTATTTATCCTGATTGTAGACAAGAGTTTAGAGATGCAGATTATAAAGCATTTACTGAAGGTAATTGGGATGCTGATAAGGTAACATATTATACACCTTACTTAAATGGGGATAAATTTGATATCTTAAAAGATGGAGAAGTATGTTGTGAAAAATTAGGTATTGATTTTGATGAGGTATATAAAAGAACTAATACATCATATAAACCAACAGCTGAAGGATTATCTGATTATAAATCAGCATCATCAGTAGAAAGAATTGAAGCATTTCTTAAATTAAAAAGAAAAGATCCAGTTGAATATGTAGATGGATGGGAAGTAGCTAAAAATCATGTAGAACAATTATTAGCTGAACATTCATCTTAATTAAATGTCCTTTGGTGTAACTGGCAGCACGTCTGGTTTTGGTCCAGGAGATTGAGGTTCGAACCCTCGAGGGACAACTAAAAATAAAAATATGAA